ATGGCAATGGACCGTCGTCGGCTCGCCGAACTGTTCGATCTCACCGGACGCACCGCGGTGATCACTGGCGGCACGCGGGGGATCGGATTGGCGCTGGCCGAGGGATTCGTCGCCGCGGGGGCGAACGTCGTCGTGGCCAGCCGGAAGCCGGAGGCGTGCGAGGAGGCGCAGCGACACCTCGTCGAGTTGGGCGGCGCGGCTCTCGGCGTCCCCACGCATCTTGGAGAACTGCCCGCGTTGCGCGATCTCGTCGACCGCAGTGTCGAGGCCTTTGGCGGAATCGACATCCTGGTGAACAACGCGGCCAACCCCGTCGCTCAGCCGCTCGGTGCGATGACACCGGAAGCGTGGCAGAAGTCCTTCGACGTCAACCTGCGCGGGCCGGTCTTCCTGGTGCAGGAGGCATTGCCGCACTTGAAGGCCAGTGACCATGCATCGGTGATCAACCTCGTCTCGATCGGCGCCTTCACCCAGTCGCCGTTCGTGTCGATGTACGCGGCGGGCAAAGCCGCGCTCATGTCGTTCACCCGGTCCATGGCCGCCGAGTACGCACAGCACGGGATCCGCGTGAACGCGATCGCGCCGGGTGCCGTCGACACCCACATGGTCCGGTCGAACCCACCGGAAGTCATCGAGATGCTGTCCCAGATGGCGGTCCAGAAGCGGCTCGCGGATCCGGAGGAAATAGTCGGTCCGGCACTGCTGCTGGCCTCGGATGCCGGGAGTTACATCACCGGCCATGTCATCGTTGCTGACGGTGGGTCGATCGCGTACTGACCGGATCGGGTGGAACTAGATCCAACGCGGCGGGAGAGTTTCCCACTCCAGATGGTGAAGGAGAGTCGCGTGTCACGTTGGAAACGCGCCGTGGCGCGCTTGCGGTGGTGCCCTCGGTGAGACTCGAACTCACACTGGACGGGTTTCGAATCTGTCTATACAGGCGTTATAGAGAGTTGGCTACCGTTGGCAGTTTGGGAAAGTAGCAGGTCAGAGCGCGTAACGGCGATGGCTAGCGTTGACTGCCTGTGACGCTGCTGCGGACTGGCTGCGGACTGGCCGAGCGAGTCGGGATGCATCCGGGGTACTAGGTGGGATGCATCCCGACCCTGCTATCGGGCGCGCTTGCGGTAACGGTTCAGCACGAACAACTCCGGCAGCGTCCAGGTCCGGAAGCCTGCGCCGGACCTCGTCATCGAGAACGTGCCAGCGGTGTCGGTCTGGCTCACAGACTGATCGGGAAACGACACCAGTCGCGCCGTCGCAGTGGTGACGACGGCCGCGATGTCATCGGCCGGCTCGCCAGCTTCGAAGCCCTGACCACGCGTGTAGGCCTGCGCCATCGCGGTCACGATCTGGACGTGCTGCTCGGCCATGGCGACGAGCGCAACGTCGTCGCCATGGCCGAGGAAGTCCGCGACCTGCTGGCCCGTGACTGCTGCCACTAGCTGCCACCGGAGTCGGCAGTGAGGACCGAGACGGCCTCGGCGTGCAACAGGCCGAGGTCGTAGCGAGTCGTCACACGAAGGCCGACCTGGTCGAACTCGGCGTACCGCTCGTTGAGCACGGTCACGCTCGGCGAGGTGTCGCGGGCGATGGCGACGGTCGACATGTCGGCCAGGATCGCGGTCCCCTCGGGCAGCTTGTTCGTGATGGTCGCCGGGATGCCGAAGATGGTCGTCCCCGACTGCTTCGTCGGGTCCGGCTCAAGCAGGTACCGCGCCGAGGTCGTCGACTCCTTGAGCTTGCGCAGCGCGGCGAAGTCAGCGCCGGAGATGAACCACCGGTTCGGGGTGACTTCCTTGGCGTTGAGCGCGGCGATGGCGTCCAGGAGACAGTCGGCGTCGGTCACGTCCAACTCGCCGGGAGTGATGCCGGTCTGCGCGGTGATGCCGCGAATGCTGTTCGTCGCACCCGCGCCGGTCAGCAGCGCCGAGTCGAGCAGGTCCGACACGTCCTTGACCAGGCGGGCCTTGAGGACCGCGTCGATGCCGACGACGGATTGGCGCACCAGTTCGTTCGTGTACCGGAGGATCGTCTTGATGCTGCGCCGGTTGGTCGGCATCAGCTTCACCTCGTCGAACTCGACGTCGTGGGTGTCGGCGATCTCCGCGCCTTCGGCGACGAACGCCGGGGTGCCGCTGGAAATGAGCTTCGGGATGCGAAGCTCGCTCGCGGTGTCGAAGATTCGCGGACCGGCCGCGAGGACGACGCTGGCCGCTTCGAGCGGCTGAACGAGCAGGTTCGCGACCTGGGCTTGCAGAAGGGTGGGATTGGCTGCCGTTGATTCGGCCATGATGTGCTCCTAAAGGGGAGTCGAAGGGATGAGGTTTCGCCTTCGCTCGCCAGGAGCTTTCAAGGGGCCGCGTGCCAGACGCGACCCCTTGAGTATACCCCCGAGGGGTAATCGGCGACTATCCCCGAAGCATGCCGAGCAGGTCGACGTCTCCGGCTGTGGTGGCCGCTCCTTGGCCGATGTCGCCGGTCGGCCGTCGGGCCGAGAGGTGCGGCTTGGCGGCCAGGAGCGCGTCGACCGCTGCCGTCAGCGCTTCGGCGTCGTCGAGGTGCTCGTCGGCGAACTCAAGGTCGCTCGCGTCGTGCAAGCGGCCGTCGGCCTCGACGAGAGCGCGGTGCAGCCGGTGGGCCAGCTCGTCGGCGCGCTGGGCGCGCTGACGGTACTTGCCGTTCTCCTGCCGCAAGCTCTCGACGTAGGACCGCGGGAAGGTGTCGGCCTGCTCGTCGACTTCCTCGGCCTCGGGCGCAGTGTCGGCCTGCGGTGGGGTCGGCGACTCGACGGCCTCGGCTGTCATCTCGTCCTCGGTCGGGGTGTCCTGGTCGTTACTCATCGGATGAGTCCTTTCTGCTTGGCGGTTACTTGGGTCTCCCGAATGTTCTCGGCGAACACTGGGCGTTGATGGCAGGTACAGCCGGGATGCTGCGGCATTCGGTGGTCGTCGGGCCACACGCGGCCTTCGCGCCACCACCACCGGCACATCTGGCAGGCGTCCGGCGACAGGTCGCGGACCCATCCGTTCGTCTTGCCGCTGCGCACCATTGCCTCGGTCGTGGCCTCGCTGGCGGCCTGGACCGGTTCGGACTCGGCGAGTCGGCGAGCGATCTTCTCGGGTACTTCGGACTTGGCTGCGGTCGCCAGCATCGTCGCGGCTGCCTTCGCCAGGCGCTCGCGGTCCGAGGGCATCGGCACGCCGGCCACCGGTTGTTCGGTGCCGAGGGCGGCCATGACCTCGGCGGCGAGTCGAAGGTCGGCCAGCATGCGAGCGCGGCCGTTGGCGGCGGCGATTGCGCTACTGATGTAGGCGACCGCTTCGTCGTGGGTCAGCAGGCCGTCGACGTAGGAGCGATAGGCGGCCAACACTTGGCGGGCGCTGCCGTCCGCGATGCGCAGCAGCGCGTCCCGATAGCTACTCATCAGCCGACCAGCTTCGACAGGTCGACGGCCGTGGCGTCGAGCGCCTCGGCGCGCTTGGCCGTGCGAATCTCGGTGATCTCGTCGTCGGTGTATCCGAGCTTGCGCAGCGCGAACGACTGCGGGAGCAAGCCGATGCTGTAGAGCTTCGTGATGGCGTCGGCCTCCTGGGCGATGGACCGGGTCGCGGCGTCGGCCCACGTGACCCGGCAGTCCACGCGCAGCGGGTCAGCTCCGTCACGGACCCCGAGGACCAGTCGGGCGACGTCTTCCCATGCTCGACCGAACGACTGCTGGCGGGCCTGAGCGCGGGCAGTCAGTGAGGCCTCGGCGGCGCGCAGCGCGTCGGCGCTGGCCGGGTTGTCGGTGAACACTCCGACGTAGTGCGCCGGGAGCGCCGAGACGGCCATGATCTGACCGAGGATGACCTTCACGGCGGTCTCGTATCCGCCGAGCTGGGCCGCTTCGAGTTGGCCGAACTTGGCGGCGTCGTTCTCCGAGATCATGGCTCGGTTGCCCTCGGGAATCGGATTGACTGCGATGGTCTCGCCGGTCGGTTCGCCGTCGTCGTCGAGGGCGTCGGCTTCCTCAAGTTCGATGCCGGTCGCCCATCGGCGCGGACGGCCAACGTATTCGCTCGTGGTCATCATGTCGACGAGCACCTTGTTCAGCGCGTCAATCAGCGGCATGAGGTCGTCGATCTCCGACACTCCGTCATCGAGGATGCGGTCGGCGTTGCGCAGTCGGACCACCGGCACGACTCCGAGCGGGTTGGGGATGGTCTCGACGACCTTGAAGCCTTGCGTCGTCGCGCCGGTCTGCGGCGCGGACAGGCGCACAATCTCCTGCGGTCCGTACATGACGGCCTCGGTCGTCTTGTCGGTCTCCCAGCGCTTGAGCGCGGCCGTGATCCGGTGGGTACCCGGATCGGTCAGGACGGTGACCTGCTTGGCAGACTCGACTGTCACCTTCGGCCGTCCGAAGGCGTCGGCCCACACGATCACGTAGGACGCGCCGAGCAGCAGCGCCTCACGATGCGCGATGCCCGCCTCCTGGTCGAGGTCGTTGCGCAGCCAGTCGTCCCACACCTCGATCCCCTGGAAGCCGGTCACGCGCAGCCGCTCCGAGAGCGACGTGACGGCCAGGCGCGGCAGGTTGGTCGCCATCCGGCCGAACCGGTCGCCGAGTGCCTCCTTCGCCTCCGGCGCGAGGAACGCGAGCGGCTGGGTGCCGTTGTAGTAGCGCTCAAGCTCTGCGAACCGGGCGGCAGGCTCGTCGAGCTTCTGCAGCAGGGTGGTGAGTAGGTCAGTCATTTGAAACTCCTTGTCTTCGACTTCTTGCGATGGGTTGCGCGCCAGGTGGCGCGACTGTGGGCCATGACCAGGCACGCGGCCAGGTCGATCTTTCGGGCCTGCCGCGAGCGGCTGGCCTTCGAGAGTCGGATGCCGCGAGCGTCTTCGACGACGATCGCGGCGGCGACGTGCTCGGCGAGAGTGCGATCTCCCGAGTGCGTCATGCGGGCGTTGAGCGCCGCGCTGTAGAGGTCGCCAGTCGCAGCAGTCAGGCGAGCCGGGGAGTGCGGGAACTCGACGACTGGCAGCTTCTCGGCTTCGAGGGCTTGCAGCGTGCGAGTCCACCGGAACGGGTCGGCGATGATCTCGACGACGCGCCAGCGGCGACAGGCCTTGCGGATCTCGTCCTCGACCTCGGCCACCGGCACCCGGTAGGCGTCATCCTTCGCGGGTCGCTGCCAGACGCGGACCTTGTCGAAGTGCGGTTCGGGCGAGACCGTCGCGACCAGCAGCGCGGTCGTGTCGTCGCTGAAACTGCCGTCGAGCGCGATCACCACGTCGCTGCCATCGGGCACCGGCTGACCGGTCGACAGACCTTCCCAGCATCCGGCAGGGAGAAACCGGCCGTCGGTGTCGGTGGCGAACTGGCACAGACGAGCGCGCCGAAACGTCGCCTCGCGAGTCTTCGGCGGCAGCAGCGCCACGATGGCGTCACGGTGCAGGAAGTCGTCGAGCGCCGGGTTCGCCAACTCCCAGCAGTGTTCGCAGTCGGCCGGGTGATCCTCGAAGCCGGCGGCCGAGAACTCGCGCCACACCAGGCTCCGGTCGTCGGGATGCTCGGCGGCGTGGTTGCGAAGATCGGCGAGCACCTGGTCGTTCGGGTCCGGTCCCGGCGTGCCGATGCAGACCAGCGTCGACCGCTCACGCTTGCCCTGCGCCAGCGTCAGCACTTCGTAGCTGTCACGGTTGGCGACTCCGGCCTCGTCGAGGATGGCGAGCGTGTAGTCGAGGCCTTCGAGGCGCTTCGGCTCGGCCGGGAGGCAGTGGAAATAGGAGTCGGTGGTCGGGTTGTAGAGCTTTTCCTTGAAGACTTGGACGCGGGCGGCCAGCTCGTCGTCGAGTTCGACCATGCGCCGGGCGATGCCGAAGACGATTCCGGCCTGCCGCTCGTCGACCGCGACGACGCACACGACCGCTCCCTCGCCATCGGTGAAGAACCGATAGAGGCCATAGGCGGCGACCAGCGTGGACTTGCCCTGACCACGCGGCAGCATCCAACCGGCCGTACGCGGCATCGGATCGGCATCCTCGACCGACGCGACAAGATCGAGCTGCCACGGGCGCAGTTTCAGCGGCTTGAGCGCGCCGGTGCCCTTCGGGACCCTGATGAACTTCTGCGCGAACGCCGCGAACCGGGCCGCGCCGTGCTTGCGCGGGCGGAAGGGCAGCGCCGTCGCGTCGACCTTCGCCTTCGGGCCTGCTTTCACGTCGACTCCGGCCGGTGTGTATCGCAGATTGCGGCTTGCCCCGAGGGGGCCGTCGCGCCGATTCGGGGTGTGTCCCCTGGTCGGCCGAGGCGGGCGTGAACTTCGGCGCGGTCGGCGGCGGTGGCACGGTTGCCTCGGCTGCTGTTGCACGAGCGGCAGAGCACGCGAAGGTTCGCGAGGCTGAACGCGAGGGCACGGTCCTCACTCACCGGAATGATGTGGTCGATGGTCAGGTCATCGTCTGCGCCACAAGCCTCGCACTGCGGCGACTGTCTTCGCAGACGCGTCGACAGTCGTTTCCATCGGGACCGATGGCGGCGCAGCGGGTTGTCAGAACGGTCACGGTCGTCGGCGAGTCGATGCTCGGCGCAGCGGGTGGCGGCGCTGGGCTGGCCGCACACGAGGCAAGGCTTAGCCATCCTGGTCGCCTCCACCTTCGGTTCGGCCGCGCAGCGTCTCGACTGCGGCGTCGAGCGTGGCGTCGTCAGCGGTCAGCATGGCGTCGAGCGTGATCGCGAGCCGTTGCGCTGCGGTCGGCGTGAGCATGATGGCGACGTTGCCGACGCGTGGATCCTCGAACGTGACGACCAGGGCGAGGCCGTCGTCGCCTTGAAGCACGAGGTTCGTGTCGACGTCGTTTCCTGCGATCATGCGGATTGCGTCGTCAGGCAGCTTGGTGATGCGCTTGAACATGGGAGGCTCCTTAGTCCTTGTCGTCGGTGGGGGTCTGCTGCGAGGGGTGGGGGTCTGCATCGGGGGGTGGGGGTCCGTGCGTGAGACCGGGGGTCTGTTGGCGGTCGTCCTGCTCGGCGGCGAGGTGCCAGAGTGTGCCCTGATGCCAGGGCATGCCACGCTCGGCGGCGAGGTTCTTGAGGCCTTCGAGCCAGTCAGCGTGGTCGGCGAGTATGTCGGTGATCTCGTCCATGCGCGCTGACAGTTGTTGGACGTGCTCGGTCGTGCCGTCCCACGGCCTGCCGGTGTAGAGGTCGCACTGCGCTGATAGGTGCTCGAACTCGGCGTACATCGCGTTGGGGTTACTCATCGGGTGGTTCCCTTCTTCCAGTCTTTGAATGCTTGGCGCGCCCGCTCGTCGCGCCACTTGAGTCGTTCTCGTGCTTCTTTCGCCGAGGCGGGCGGCGGATCGAGTGCTGTGATGGCAGCGACGTCGGCGGGCGGCGCATGCTCTCCGGGGTTCTTCTCGTCAGACATCGGCGCGGTGATGAAGTGCTGACCGCCGAGGATGACGAACTTGCCTGCGGATGGTTCTTTGTCTCCGCTCGGGCTGGCGCGGCGTAGGCCTCCGTGGCGGTCCTTGTTGATCGCCAGGAATGCCGACCCGCCCTTGTCGGGGGTGAACGCGGCGTCGACGGTGACGCGGATGCATGAGCCGCTGATGACGCGGCGCTTGGCGACGGTGCCGGTGGGGCCGAACTTGCGTGAGTCGAGTCCCTTGGACAGGTGGTCGATGCCGACGACGCACGCGCCGGCCGCTGCGAGCGGCTTGATGACGAGGCGATGCACAGCGGTGAACTCGTCCGAGTCGTTGGACCCTGCACCGTGTAGCGGCAGCAGCTCGCCGATGGAGTCCAGCACGACGAGCGTCGGCTGCCAGTCTTTGGCGTCCTCGACGATGGCGGCGAGTTGGTTGCGGTCCTCCGGCTCGACATAGCGGAATCGGGTGGAGTCGCGCAGAGCGTCCTCGTTGGCTCCGAAGTCGATCAGCCGGGAGATGGTCGACTGCGGGCCGTTGTGATCGAGGTCCAGGCGCAGCACGCGGCCACCCTCGCCGAGCTGCTCGACGGTTGCGAAGTCGGTCAGGAGTGTCTTGCCGCTTTCGGGGTCGCCGACGACGACGTTGTAGTGACCGAGGTAGAACAGGCCAACTCCATCGCTGCGCTTGCAGACGGTCGGCGTCGGCGGTTCGGGTAGGCCTCCGTCGAGCAGAAGCGCGACGTCGAGATACCGGCACGCATCCGTCAACCCGGTTGAATCCGGGATGCCACCCTCGTCGGCTTCGGGATGCATCCCACCTAGTACCCCGGATGCATCCCGAAGCTCGTCCAGGCTGTGTCCGGCCGCAACGTGGTCGGTGACATCCTTGCCTTCGAGCGCCTCTACGACCGACGTGGTAGCTGCGATTCCGCCCAGGTGCTCGACCACCTGGGCGGCGTGCTTGCGGCCTGGCTCGTCCTTGTCGGCGACGACGATGACCTTCTTGCCGGATAGTGGCGTCAGGTCGGCCAGGTGGCTCTTGCCCGCTCCCTGGGCGTTGCAGACGGCGGCCTCGCCGCGAAATCGGACCGTCTTGACATCTTCCTCACCCTCGACGAAGTAGACGCGCTCGTGGCCGTCGAGAGACTCGGGACCGAGCGGCTTGCCGGTGGAGGTCTGACCGAAGTACAGACTCCGGCCTTTCGTGTTTCCTGACTGTCTGAACTTCTTGTCTGCGCTTCGGCCGGCGATGCGGCCATCGGGATAGTTGTAGATCGCGTGCGACAGGAGGCCGCTGACGTGCCCGAGACCTTTCGGCTTGTCGAACAGGTCGCGGGGGTCGAGGTTGAGCGCGTCGAGCACGCGGTCGGTGTCGCAACCGGCATGGCAGTAGACGAGCGCGCGGTCGTCGCGGTCGGTGATGGACAGGCTCGGGTTGTTGTCGTCGTGCGCTGGACACTGGGCCTGTGCCTGCCCTGGGCCGTTGCGCTTGACGGTCCGGCCATCGCGCTCCAGGGCTTCGATGACGCGGTCGAATGCGGTTCCCTGCCTCGTTGCGGTCGTCATCGCCACCTCGTTAGCGGGTCGCCGGTCCACGGGTAGTTACGGAGGAAGGGCTCGCGCACGTCGTAGCTGCCCTGGCCGCAGTGCGAGCCGCGCCAGCCGGGGTGACGTTGACCCTGGGGCCAACCGTGCCGATGTTCCTTGCCGCAGAACGGGCAGTCGATGAGGACTGAGGTGATTCCGTGCCGGTCGGTAAACGCGGACTTGAAGTCCACTTCGACCGCCAGTCGCGGGGTAATCTGTAGGGGAGTCGAGGAACTCGTTTCAACGGTCGCGTCACCAGCGCGGCCGTTGACTCTTTGTGCGGTCATCTCAGGCGTTTTCCTTCTGCTCGGCGAGCCAGGTGGTCACGTCGTTGGAGTCGTAGAGCACGCGGCGGCCGACCTTGAAGCTGCGCGGGCCGCTGCCGATGTGTCGCCAATAGCGGACGGTCTCGGGCGAGGTTCGAAGTAGCTCGGCTACCTCGGCGGTGGTCATGTAGGTCACGGTCTTCACTTCCTTGTGTCTGTCCAGCGGTGCTAGCCGTTGGTTGGGAGTGTTCCCGTTGACAGAGTGACACCATGGCGACACAATGGCACGTGTCACTAACAGGTTTCCGATGACACCAGGAGTAGGCCAGATGCGCGAGTACCACCGGTTCAAGGCCGAGGACGGCAGCCTCGACGTCACGCGAGCGACCGACGACGAGATGGTGCCGCTCGGCGAGTTCTTCGCCGAGCGAGTCGTCGAGCGCCGCATCGAGCAAGACGGGCTGACCTACGTCGCCGTCTTCGAGGTGCGCGGCGGCGTCCCGTACTGCACCAAGATCAGCATCGAAGCTGACCCGTCGACAGTGGTGCGCCAGAAGCACCTCGACGCCTTGAAGCTCAATCAGATGCGTGACGACACTTATGCCCTCGTCGGCCTGTGCGAGCGAACGCTGCGCGACGATGGCCACTACACCTACACGCGCAACCACGGCGGGCCAGCGTTTCGCCGACACCGCAAGAACGTCGAGCAGGCGACGAAGCGTCGGCGCGTCACGCCGGAGTTCTTGCGGAAGGTCGCCGAGGTCCACGCGAGCGCGCCAGGCCCGAAGGTCGAGGCCGTAATGGTCGCCTTCGACGTCGAGGAGCGCCAGGCGAAGCGCTACATCAAGGCGGCGCGAGAGAAGGGCTTGATCAATGGCTAAGCGCAACAGGAGAGCGGGCGTCGAAGACCGCTGGCGGCGCGCTGACGGTCAGCCGACCGCGCGGGCCGGGACCGGGCTGCGCTGGCTCGGACGCTACGTCGCCGACGACGGCAAGGAACGCACGAAGTCGTTCGGCCGCAAGGTCGACGCGCAGAACTGGCTCGACGGCCAGGTGTCGGGTCAAGTGACCGGGACGTGGACTGACCCGGACCTGGCCGCGCAGACCTTCGAGGCCGTCGCCGAGACGTGGATCGCGACGAAGGCGCACCGCAAGCCGAAGACGGTCGCCGGCTACCGGTCGCTACTCGACACGGTGATCCTGCCGCGATGGGGAGACGTGGCGCTGCGCGACATCACGTTCGACGAGCTACAGGTCTGGACGAGTGGCCTGTCGGCGGCTGGCGGCTCGACGCGCTTCGCCAAGCGTGGCCTGTCGGCCTCGCGGGTGATCCAGGCGCACCAGGTCGTCAGCGCCGTGCTCAAGTTCGCCGTCAGGTCTCGCTTCGTTGCGGTCAACCCGGCCGAGGGCATCGAACTGCCGGACAAGTCCGAGGCCGAGCAGCGCTACCTCACGCACGAGACAGCGCACCGACTCGCGGTCGCCTGCGGGCGCTATCGCACGCTGACGTTCGTGCTGACCTTCTGCGGGCTGCGCTTCGGCGAGGCCGTCGGGCTGCGCGTCAAGGACGTCGATCTCGCCAAGCGGCGCATCACGGTCCGCAGGAGCGTGACCTACGTGACCGGGCAGGGACTCGTCGAGGGGGTGCCGAAGAACAAGACGACTCGACGCGTGCCGATTCCGAAGTTCCTCGCCCCGCTGCTTAAGACCGAGCTGGCCGACCGTGCCGACGATGCCCTCGTCTTTCCCGGCCGTGTCGTGGAAGGCCGCGAGACATGGCTGACAGAAGGGCAGTACCGGACGGCCTTCGACAAGGCTGCTGTGACGGTGGGGGAGAAGGGACTCACACCGCACCAGCTCCGGCACACTTGCGCCTCGCTCGCCATCCAAGCGGGGGCGAACGTGAAGGTGCTTCAGACCCTGCTCGGTCACAAGACGGCGACACTCACGCTCGACCGCTACGGGCATCTTTTCCCGGATGACCTGGACAAAGTCAGCGACGCGTTCGACGCGGCGGCGAAGTCTGCTGCGGACTGGCTGCGGACTGGCCGAGGCCTGCGAGCCGTGGCCGACGGCGAATAG